TTTCTCAAGTACAATGTAACATCCACCTGTTATCCATAAAGTATCTTTTGGGCAGCTTATAGATACAGATACTGGTTCTGTTACTTCTGGAGGTTCTTTAGCCAGTACCAAGCCAGAGGATAATAGTGTTATTATTAGTAATCCAAAGAATATTTTTTTCATGTTATTTTCTCCTTTTAGTTGAATGTGGCAGTGGAGGTACTTAGAGATGCACATACACCACTCGTTTCCCTCAAGGTATGTGTTCTTGCGTTATTGGCAAGGATTCCAGTACCAAGATTTCTCCATCGCCCGATGCGACTTGCCAATTTCGCCACTGCCACAAATTACCTTACTTCCCAGTTACATACTTACTAATCGTATTCTGATCTCCATACTCGTCACTCTTCTTCACTCCCAGAATACACCAGCCTTCGAGACCGATCAGATCCGACTCCCACTCAAACGGACGACTGAAGTCAAGGTCAAACGCAGCCGCGAAGTTTTTGAACTTGGTTAATGAACGAGCAGCCTGTTTAGCATCTAACTTATCTCGATCTGCCAAGTCCCAGAAGAAGTCATTGAACTCATTGACGAGTGGGTCAGCAGGTATGTCAAGGATAGGCTGATACCACTGACAATTATTCTTATCACTTACTCCATCTCTGCATCCGATGATTCTGGCTTTTACTTCACTTCCACGAGGAAGTATCTTTGGTTCTGGTGCGTCTTTGATCTCCTGTTCAATGTCGCTGTAATCTGCTAACATAATGTTACTCCTTTCTTTAGGTTAAGTTTACGGTTGAATAGATTTCTTTTCCTCTGCCATTTAAGTTTATCACCTCCTTTAATTTGCATTATTACTATTACAGCTCAAACAACTTTAACATTTCTACATACTGGTCTGACATTCTGTCAATCGCCCAAACATATCCACGTATCTGATTTGCCAGCGGGACGATCTATTCTGCAACTTCCGCCTTTTCTTCACCTTCGGTTGATGGTTCGTTTCTCAATAAAGGTTTTAAGCTGTCATTAAAGTGCTGGCAAATCTCATCCGCCCTTCTCAAACTAAGTTCTAATTGTTCCATCCATTTTGTAATTTGACCTTGTTTTTTGACTTGTACACCTTTTACATTGTCACCCATTTTAGTCCTCCTTTTATTAGACCGTTAATAATTTAAACGAACTCCATGACCAGGTTGATCTGCCTTTAAACAGTCATCAGATACACAGTTACCCATGTAATCAACTTGGATAGGTCCGCATCCTTCACATAGTACAAGTGTGAATAATCCAACCTTGTTGTCCTTTCTTGTACCAATACCTGCAAAGTCATTACTTTCACCATAGCCAGGTGCTAATTCCTCAGTGCAAGATTTGCAAAAGTCAGCCATTTTTAAGCTCCAGTCGAGGTTTATCACTCCAGTTAAGGTCGGCTTTCTTAAGTAACTTCTTAATGTCAGGCTCTTCAGTTGCATCTAACTTCCCATTTCCCTTTAACCGAGACCTAGCAATGTAGGTGCCTAAGGAATCAATTAGCATCTTACGTTTTGGATCTCTACCACGTCCATCGTCTCCAGTTAGTACATAGATCTCGTCGAATAGAAGTGGGATGGTAACTACAGCCTGACCAGTTGTATGGAACCGGTAGTTTACTTCCTCACGTACTATGCCAGACTTCGAGTCTATATGTATGACCTTGCGACTTTCCCTTAGGTGACCAGTGAGTATAAAGTCACATGGAAGACGCATTAGCTTCTTGATATAATTAGTCATGTGAATCTTCTGTGGCATATAGTCATGACGATGCTGAGGTACTTCACCTGCACGACCTTTGTTTGCAAGACCATAAGCCATCACTGCATCACCCCAGGTAGATGCCGAGTCAAGGCAGTAAGTGCCAAAGTTCTCAAAGTAACCTATGGTAAAGCGTATGTCAATAGCTTTCATCCACTTTGCAAACTTATCTGGTGAGAAAGGATCGTCCGCTTCCCACTGGGTGTCGGCCACTATATCACCCCTCTTAATCTCAGCAAGGAGACCTTTAGTCCCACCAGGGTCGAAGGAGTCTATGTGAATAGGTTTACGGGCAGTTTTTAAAAGGTAAGTCTTACCACTGTTTGTCTCTCCAGTAACCAGCGCACTAAACCTTTTCTGCAAAGGATCACCTTCGTAGTAATCACGAACTTTTTTAAGTTCATTAGTGTAATTATAAGCCATTAAACTTTCCTCCTTTATCTTCACACGAGTCGCATGGTAAGTGCTTAACTTCGGTTAATTCAATAATCTGTTCATCCTCTAAAAACCTCCAAGCCTTTTCAAGCTTAGGTATTATTTCCTTAACTTGAACTAATAAGTCACGCAGTTCATTTCTGGTCATTTCCAATCCAATGGAAAGATAAATCTCTCTAAGTTTCCTACTTCCCAAGCAGGTCTTCTAGCCCTAACCATTGTAATCTTTCCAGGCTTTGCACAAATTAGATCTTGCATATTTATCATGTATGGATCTACTACAATAAAGCGTGTATTAGTTCTTATTGATATATACCTGGTATATTCCTCTTCCTCTAATCTTTCAATGTCAAAGCATTCTTCAATTAGTCTCATTTGTTAAACTCCAAGTTCATTTTATTTGTAGTGTCCATTGCACTTGGATCCCAGTGCTCTATTCTAAATCCAATAGGTGCATCTTCACACCTTTGTAAAGGATTATTCCAAGATAAGCAAAAGTCATGGTAAGGACAGCCTCTGTAATTAGTACATGATTTAGGATTCATCTGGAATGCATTGAGTACTGAGTGAGAATCAGAGCAGTGCATTAGACGGTCCATGTCTCGGTCCAGGTCACTGAGTATGTCTAAGACATTCCAAAGCCATACATTCATTTGCTCTGGAGTCTTGTAAGCAGGGACTCGGCGGAGAGTAGTATGGTGACCTGCGGGTCTAGCACTTGAACCACGTTTAAGGTAAGCAAATCCAGTGCCGCAAAATTCTATGCCAAGGACTTGCTCAATAGGAAATAGACAATAAAGACAATGAGTATAAGTTCCATTCTGGATACCTAAGTGAAATTGCTCAGCCCATTGGTAGCCATTTATGTAGCGTTCACTTGTAGTCTTATGATCCCATGAGAAGATCATTTGATCTTCCTTCCTACGCATAATAGAGTCCATTCGGTAGTAGAGGACTTGTGTATCACTTATAGGAACTGTGCCAGATATCTCCGTCATCTTCTTCCCATCAAGTTCAACCACTTCATTCTCAGTCAGATCACTAAGTCGTTCATCTCTGAACTTTGAAAGCGCAGTTACTACACCTAATGGATCTTTTGGTGTGTAGATGGAGTCGGTTTCTGGATCGAATTCTTCACGATACTTATTGATGAATAGTTCATAAGCTCCAGCTACATCTTCGTAACCGTTAAGGAGTTGATACTCACGAGCTATGTGCCAGCAAGTCCCGAAGTAAAGATCATGAGCTGGCATGTCAAGTTTCCATCCAAGTATGTGAGCAAAGAAATACATACGAGGACAAGCTATGTAGTCGTCGAGTTTGGATGAGTCTCGTATGTGCCAAGTTGGACTTTCAGTGATTGGTAAAGTCATTCCTTATCCTCCTTGTGATATTCCTGGGTTTATTGTCTGTTCATAAGACCATCTTAGAAACTCCATTAATGTTGTATGAGAAGGCATTTTCTCTGTATTTGAAATATAGTCTGCAATAAGAATATCAAGTGATTTATGTAGATCCTTGTGTATCTTTATATGTTCTTCTTTTGTCATCTTATCCCCCAATCTCCAGTAAGTTTAATCTCCTCCACACCGGAAGTTAAGATTTTAACTAAGCTTCTTGCATCTTCCTTCTTCATATTAAGATGTCCGCAATTAACTTTATCAAGTAAGACATGAAAGTGATAGTAGTTTCTATTAGGCTTGAATGCCTTTAGATGTAAGTTCATACTACTCCTCCTTTGTCCATCTGCCACTGGTAATTACTTCTTTATCTTTTGCATAAGTTGACATTCCTACTATATGATGAAAGAATATTGCCTCTTTTTCCAGCATACATAGTTCTCCACAATTAACTTCATTCATGAAGACTGTAAATTTTGTATGAGTTCCATTAGCTTCATCTGCTCTAAGATGTACTCTCATAATTTCCTCATTAAGTGTTGGTCTAACAATTCAGAAGACATACGAAGTATACGTTCGCAGAGGGCTATTGACATTACTTTACCTACCAAATTAACTTCATCAGGTAGTTCCCTTGATACTTTGTCTAACAACAATGCTTCCTTCCTCCACTTCCTTAAAGTCCTCTCTGTAATAGGCATCTTATTATTTCCTCTCATATTGAAGTTTTAACCACTTACCATCTCCATCCCTGTCTACATACAAAGTCTCACCGATCATCTTATACTTATGCAAAGGTCCCATCTTATCCATAGCCTTTTTAATTTCATCTGAGCAAACTTCTCCGACAAATTCAGTTAATTGATAAGTTACAAGTCTATAAACTGAAAAACCAGCATATGTAAAGATACTAACTAAAATAAATATACAAACCATTCTTAGTGTAAATCTAAAAAATATGATTTCTCTCAATGTAGTCTCCGTTTTTGTAAAGTAATAAGTTAAGACCTCCATGCTTATGTGCAAAGATAGCACAGGCGATACTATTCATTACATTTAAAGCGCACGGAACTATGTAATCTTTCTTACTTGAGTCCTTTAAGACATCTGAAAATGTCCTGTGCATATTATTTGTAGAATACCTATTCATAGGTCCTTCGCTTAGAAAAACAATCTCACCAAATTCCTCAGCTGCAGAGAAATCATGAGATGATCTGTTGACTATGTAAACGTGAGTGTCTTCCATTAGTTGTCCCCTTCAGGTTCATTAGATATGTCGTTAGCTGGAGTAGTATTCGACATACCTTTTATGTTAGCTAATATAGACTCTGGGGCCGTAGACTTTACTTGATCACTTGGTCTGCGGTCTCTTAGGTCAAGGTTAGGGTTGGGAAAGTTAGGTGGTGACAGTTCGTTCAATTTTTTTACAAACTTATTTCCCTTCTCAGACGGTTTGAACTTTGGGACATCAGTTGGTGTTAAGTCAAACTCAACAGGTTCTTCAGTACACTCATGAGGTTCTATAAGATCTACTATCCGACCATACTTTGGCAGTGCCTTTCTGTATATGTTAAGGCGTAGGCCACAATTACTGCAAAAAGTTAGTTTAGACATCTTCTAACTCCTTAATCTCAACCTCAAACATCTCCCAAGTTGAAGCTGACTTATTAAACCCAATTAAGATGCATTCAAGTAACTTACCAACTTCAATCCAAGCACTTACTTCGCTGGAAAACTTCTTAGGCACAAAACCTAAGAAAGCAGCCTTGTTGAAGTTATTAAAGTGAATCTGCACTGCATTTGGATCAAACTTGTTTTCCGGCTCAGGCACTAACATCAAGTTGTCACCTTCTACTATATCATTTAAGATTGACTTGTAACTGTGAAACTTCACTCCCGCGATGTAGAATTTCATCTTTTTCTCCTTTTATTCGTCTCCATAAAGTAAACCTCTGTCGATCTTTCGTAGATCTATATTGTGAGCTTCTAATACCTTTTGTTTAGCTTCTTCATATGGGCTTATTCTTTCTGCATAGATGCAAGTTAGTGAATATTGTTTAGTACATTTAAACTCCCCTGAAATGTCACTACCAGCATAACAGATTGGGCCTTCTTCTGGAAAGTACTTGCATTTGTTATTCATCTTCAGTCACCTCCATAGGTTTATAATCCTTATACTTTAAAATAGACTTTATTACACTTCTACACTTATCACATTTGTAATAGTATTCACTTTCACCTTCCACAATCCACTTATCTGGCTCACAGTTATGACATGATCTAATTGAGAATGGGTTAGTCATCTTCAACTACCTCCACATTAAAGGTTCCTTTTGGTATCCTCTTATTAGTTAAATGCTGATAGTGTACAATAGCTCTCATTGTATCTAATTTGTCTCTAATCTTCCACAGCCTATCCTTCTCAGCAAAGTCTAACCCTGCACTCACACCAAATTCATCTCCGGCTTGAGATGACATTATGAGTGAGCCAATTCTACCTTTAGGAATACCATCTATTGAAACTTCTTCTTTCCATCCTATAATCTTATAAGTATCTTTTTTCTTAGGCTTAAACTTCATTCCCCATCTTGTCCTTTTATCTATTTCATAAATACCAAAGACATTCCTTATTATTATACCCTCGTATTCCATCTCAATAACTTTATCATAGACTCTCTTAATTTCATCAAGTGTATAACAAATCCAGTATGGTGAGATTACTAATGGAAGTTTTATCCTTTCTCTAAGTATATCAAGTTCAATTGTTCTTACCATTTGAGGCTTTGATATATCTTGATAATCAAAGATATGAAACTCCATTTCTTTATATCGAGGATGGATATTGACTGTCCTACTTACTATTGAATGGATAAGTTCATGGCCACCTTCAAGAAAGATATCATGGTTATAGAATTCACCATCTAATTTTTTAGTGGAGCCAAGGTTTTGTAGTGCTTCATTAATATGAGGAACACTGAAGACAGGATTTTCTTCACTGGTTACAAGTAAATGACTTCCATTTTGAAGTGGATGATCTACTCCACGATCTCCGTCATACTTGATTTGAACTATAAATGGAGGATTCCAAGTTACTAACCTCTTTTCCTCAAAAGGATAGAACTTTTGAATACCTTTCCATCGCTGCCACTTACCTATCATAACTAACCCAACCCTATACTTTTTGAGGTTGCTGGAGTGAAACCTCCAAGTTCCTCGAACCTTTTATCAAAGACTTTAAAATACGGTTTAGTTGTATCAAAGTATGGATGCCCTGATGGTGCGAATCTCCATAATGAGGCCATTTCTGTCTGACTCATCTGATTAATATCTTTAATTACTTTTAGTTCTTCATCAGACATTAGTATTTCTTTTATTTTACCTGTCATATCCTCGAAGCCTCCTGTATTTATCATAGGCTTCAATGACTGAGTTTTTGAACTGGATAAAATCAGACTCGTTATGGAGATGGATTGTGACGTTTCCTTGTTGGAGTTCAGTACCTGAGAAAATTAAGTAGATTGGCCAAGGATCATCTTTTTCTTTGCCTTTGACAATTCCTAGGCTTGCTTTTGGAGGGTCACCTTTACTACAGAAAAAAGTAGAACTAAAAAATTCCATCTTATTATCCTTTCGTATTAGATTGTAAAATAATTTTACGATCTTTTAATACTCACTTCATGGTGCATTTTCTAAGCCATTAAAAAGCCCTGGCTAGGCCAACCCTAACCAGGACTGGTTAAAGGAGGAAAATCTTATTTCCCTTGCAGCTCCTGTGCGCGTTTCTGAAGGCCCTTGATCATCTTGACTTGATCAGCTGGAGTTGCGGCCAAGAACTGTGCCTGGTAAGCTTGGGTAGGATCAACTGTAGCTCCCTTAGTCGAGACACCCATCTTTGCAATTCCTAATCTAGCCTGTACCTGTTCCTGACTTTCACCCTTGCGGAGGCCTGAACGAATGTTACCTTGAAGAGTAACAGTCCAGTTAGCCTGAGCATTTGTCTTAACAGCCTCATCTCCAAACATCTCGATCATTTCCTTTGCAGTTGTTCCAGTCTGAACCGTAATACTTACAGGTCCTAACTCCGGAGTTCCCTTTTCCTTACTTGCTGGTACTTTTGCGCTTACTGCCATTCCTGTAGACATAATTTACCCCTTTTTTTTAGATTGTTAGTAGTTAATAAATAGTGGATTGTTAATCAGAAATGTATCACCTCCTCTCATCGTCTTCAGGTGAATTGTTAGGTAAGGTTGTTTCACTGTCTGAAATATCATTATACACGTACTATGAGGGAATGTCAAGGTAATATTTGGTACATTTCACGTCTTGTCATTTTCCTCTTCCTTATCTTCCTCAGTTTCATCTTCTAGTATTAGTCTAGATTTGCCCTTATACAATCTATCCTCATATCCATCGTAAGTTCCTTCACAAGGTAGTAAAGCCATCTTAATCCCTCCTAATCAAAGTTACACTCTTCTCCCAAGTCAAGTACTATGCCAACTTTCTGCGCTATATCCTTGATTTGGTCAATAGTTAATACCACAGGATCTGGTGCCTTAGTTTCCTTCTTACTAACTCTATCAATAACGTGTAATCTACCATCTATTTCAGCTAACTTCCGATCAACTTCCTCATACTTATCTCTCCAGTCTCCCCATACCCCTCTAAGTTCAAGCATAGTATTTTTTGCATCTATATATGCCGCGTAGGAAGTATTGCAGATTTTCCTAAAATGTTCCTTATCAAACTCTAACTCACCTTGACTTCTATTATCAGACATCTTATTCTCCTTTCATAGTCTAAAGTCCGTCAAATTATTATACAATCTTCCCTCCCATCGCTTGCCAGGCCCAGTAGTAACCGATTGCTACTCCAAGCATAATTAAGAAGAAATTAATGA